TTAACTCGTGGTCATTGCATGTTGAAGATCCGCCGAGGACAAGCGCTCTGCATCCTCAAGCGAGCGACGGATAGCCGATGTCAGATGCTTTTCGATTTGCCAGGGGTCGGTCATGACGGCGAGCTCCGCTGCAAGTTGCGGGGGCATGCCCAGCAGTTGGTCCCGCAACAGGCGGCCCGCGTTGTAGGCACCGGTTTCCACCGCGATGCGCTCGACCAAGGTGCCTTGTTGTTTGTGAAAATTGGCTTGCTCTTGCAGCGCCAGGTAGTGCTCCCGCAGAGCGCGGGATTTCTGAAAGTCCGCCGCCTGCCCGACTTGCGGCACTGCAGGTATTTCGCCGGCGTTTTGCGCTTCCCGTTGCAGACGAAGCCGTTCGTGACGGTTGGCGACGGCGGCTTTGCTTGGGTCGGCCGACTCGGCCAGCAATGCTTCGGTGGCTTCCAGCTCTACCTTGCCATCCTCGGTCAGAACCAACCGATCCTGATTGGCCAACTTGGACACATACGATTTAGCCCAGCCACGCCGTGCTGCAAACTCCGTTTTACTGATTACAGTCATGATGGAATGTCCTGTTCACTTAATGAATACGGGGAGGTTCACCTGTTCACTCCAGTTCACTCCAGTTCACTCCAGTTCACTCCAGTTCACTAAGCTGGTGAACTGTCCGCTAACACCTTCCCGCGGGTTTCCGACCCCGTGTCCTTCGAAAGTCCCCAGGGTCCCCGGCGCGTTTTCGGTGGCCCGGGCCGCAGATCCGCCTCGTTCGACTAGCATCAGTGGACGATCCGTCAGAGGGAGAGATGTCATGGAAATGATTGCCGTGCATTCCAGTGCGATGACCGCCGTTGGCTACGACCCAGCAACGAGACGAATGAGGATCCGCTTTGAACAGGGTCACTCTTACGATTTCTGCGGCGTCCCATCGGCCATACACAATGGCTTGATGGCCGCGGTGTCCAAAGGCGCCTACTACAACCAGCACATTCGTGATCGTTATCAGTGCTGAGACCCGTCTTCCACTTGGAAAGACGGACATCCCTGCAAAGGTTTCAGCTAGAGAGATTCCGCGAGTTCGGCAACCCGTGTAGGGGGCGGCCCTTGGGGAGGACCCGGAAAAATCGGCACCCTACCCGGCCTGCCCGGCTCATGCCTTCGGTTCCGCCTCGCTCAGGTCCAAGCGCTTGGCCACCCAGCGTTCGTACAAGCCGATGGCGACGTCCGCGCCGGCCATCGCGGTCAGGCAACCCAGGGCGCCCGCTGTCCAGATCGACAGGCCCGCACCGAACAGCAACATCATCGCTGACACACCGCACACGATGCAGGCACCGGACCGAAGTGCGAGGCGGCGCAGTAACGCCCAACCTCGTGCCCCATCCTTGTCAGCGCGCCACATCTCGCCGGAGACACCGCCAACCTGGGACAGGGCAATCACCAACCAGATCGGCATCTCTGACAGTGCCTGTTGCTCGTTCGTCATTGCCCTGCCCCTTAAACAAAAAGACCCGGCGCAATGGCCGGGTCAGGTAGTGGGTGGCCTGCCGCGCTTTGCGGTCGCACCCATCGAAGATGGCCCCTTTTTACAGGTCGATTCTGGTGGCAGCAAGACCGTTTTAATGCCATCCGGTGAATATGTGGCTTACGCCCGGTGAACGGATGGCGAATGTCGGTGAATATCTCAACCCGGCTGGCTTTTGCTTCTGTTGTTTCGGTGGCGTCCCATGCGTCCCACCTCTCTAAAACTAGGTGGGACGTCTGAAAGTCCCGCAGATTGGGGCGTTGCCCCACCGTCCTACTTTTATCTCTCTTTTCTCGTGTATAGAGAGAAATTTAAAAAGCACGCGTGCGCGTAAACGCGCGTACCTGTACCCGCTACGCACACACGGGCGGGAGGCCTGAAAAAGGTGGGACGGTGGGACAGCCCAACAACGACGCGGCCTGCGCCCGTCCCACCACCGCAAAAAGCGGTGGGACGGAGGCAGGCCGGTGGGACGACGTAAGCCAGAGGGATGCTCACGATCAAGCCGCTTCCCCCAGGAGGAAGTGCTCGACCACGATGTGGGCGTCATGCAGGCGCTGGTAATAGATATTGCGGGTGCAGCCACTTCGAGCCAGACGCACTGTCAAGGGCGTATCGGGCTGGAAGTAATGCACCTGCACCACCGTCATCAACTCGGGATCGAGGCGTTTCTTGACGATGCGCTCAATGTCCAGAGAGGCCTCCAGCGGCACCCTGCTCCCGCGCCTTCCGCGCACAAGCTGACCACCGCTCTCCATCATCATGGCGACCATGTTGCCGCCTGAGTAACCGGCGGCAACCTCATCGCTGTGCAGCTCCTGCGCCCATTGCTTGAGAGCCATATCGATCGCTTTAATCATCGAAGCACGGCTCCTCAAACTCAGGTTGTTCCAGCGCAGGCGCCCTGCCCCAACCCTCCGGTTTCTTGTACGCCCAAGGCCGCTGGCCGCTCTTGCTCAATGCGCCCAAACGGAACCGTCGCCAGCCCAGTCGATGGAGGATCGCACCCACGCGCATCTGCTCCGGCTTGCCCCAGTGACCGGGATCGAGCTTGAGCGCCTGACTCATCACCTCACTGCCGGTGGTGGTCTCGCCGATCTGTGATTCTTCGAGCCAGGTCAGGATGGGCGTTTCCCATTCGTCCACCACAAAGCGTTCGTCCTGTTCCTCGCTGAACATCGGCGCTTCCTCTCGCGTTACCCACCAGAGGTCGCCGGCCTCAAAACAGAACATCGCTTCGGCCCACAGCTGGTCGCGGATCTCGCGCAGCAACGCCACGTCGACCTTGGTACAGGCCACCGGCCAATAACGTCGGTTGCCGGTGGCGTCCTTGAGGTACTCGTCCTGGTTGGTGGTGCCGACGAATACACACTGGCGTGGCACGTCCAGGGTTCTGCGGCCATAGCTTTCGCGGTAGGTGTCGGTCGAGGCCGAGAAGAACTGCTTGGCCTTTGTGCTCTCGGCCTTGTTGAAACTGTCCAGCTCGCCGAGCTCGACAATCCACTTGCCGCGAATCGCCTGAAAGCCGTCCTTGTCGCCGAGGGCAAACGGCGTGTCCATGAACCACTCACCACCGAGCACGCTCATGGCGGTCGACTTACCGGCGCCTTGTACACCTTCGAGGATCATCACCGAGTCAGCCTTGCAACCTGGCTTCATCACACGCGCTACGGCCGAGATCATCCAGCGCTTGCCGACCTTGGACGTGTAGTCGGTTGCCTTCACCCCCATGACATCCGTCAACCAGCGCTCCAGGCGTGGCACGCGATCCCATTCCAGCTTTTTCAAGTACTCGCGCACCGGATGAAACGCGTGGTCGTGCGCCACGACACTGACGGCCTCGATCACGTGCGAGGACTTCACACGCAGGTTGTACTGCTGTGCGAGCCACTTCATGACACGCACGTCGTCGATGTCGGCCCACTCACCGGTACCACCGCCATAGGGCGCCGCACGCAGCTTGACGATCTTCGAGCTGAAAGCGCAGTAGCTGATCACCCCGGCCCAGCGTTCGTCGTGAGCGAGGATCAGTTCGACGTTCTGCATGTGCGCGATCAGAGCGCCGCTTTCACTGCGGGCGAGTTGATCTTTCCAGCCACCGGCGGCCGGTGGACGCACCACAGCGAGCACTTGTCGGCGAACCGCGTCGAGGCCTTCGGCGACGTGCAGGTCGTTGAAGTCAGTCCACTTGTCGTGGCGCTCAATCGAGAAGATCGGAGAGACCACTTGGGCACCGACGATCAGGGCAGCGTTGCTCGCTTTCTCCTCACCTGGGTTCCAGGCATCACCATTAGGCTTGGTGGTCTTCCAGTCGTCATCGCGGCAGATGATCAGCGGGCAGCCGGCAAAGCGCTCGCGCATGATCTTGCACACGGCCAACAGGTTGCCCGCATCGAAGGCCACCGCTACGGCAAGCGACGTCGCCATGTGCAGGCTGGCGCCGGTTGCGTAGCCCTCACAGACCAGCACTGGCTCACCCGGTACCGAATGCGGACCGAGTAGGTGAAAGGTGCCCTCCTTCGCCATCCCATAAGGCCAGTAGGATTTGTCGCGGCCGGTGTCTTCCTGCTTGTTCGGGAAGATCACCTGCAGGCCCATGACCTGATCACGGGCGTTCTTCATCGGCACCAGCACGGCGCCGGTGCGCGGCGCGTAGCGGACATTGATGCCAACGATCTGCTTGCGGTCCAGATAATCGCTGCGTCCGGTGGTCGGCATGCGCTCGAACAAACCCTGTGCCCTTTTCGCGGCCCGCCGCGCAGCGTTGTTCGCGATTTCGGCGGCGCGGCGTTTGGCCTCTTCCTGACGGGCGCGCATCACTTCGCGTTCTTCCGGCGACATGCGCCCGGCCTTGACCTTGATCTTCTGGGTCTCACCCGAACGCCAGTCACCGAAAGCGCCGAAGATCAGCGTGTCGCCCTTCTCCGTGCGCTGCTCGTGAACCACGTACCAGCCGTTCTTTTCCTTGCCCTTGTCCTGCGATGTCTTGCAGCGGGTCAGCTTGCCGAACACCAGCGGTTGCGCTGGCTCCAGACCGTAATCGGCGAATTGCCCCAGTACCTCATCGAGCATGACGAATCCCCCGCTCAGAGAGGGATTGGCAGCTGATGCACTGTGAGCAACCCGGTTGGGCCAAGCGACGCGCTTCCGGGATAGGATCGTCACAGGCTTCACAGAACAGCAAGGAATGAGCAGCACTTTCGGCCTTGGCTGCGCTGCGCGCGGCCATGGCTTGATCGATGCGTTCCTGCACCAGATCGTTGGCGAAATCGGCGATATCAGCCACGGTCGGCACCTCGCGTCGTCTGGTTGACGTAGGTGGCGCGGTTGAACAACCCGAGCAGCCCTTGAATACCCCGGAACACTTGCAGACGAATCGCCGCCAGTTCCTGATCGGTGACGACGCCGTCGCCGATACTCTTGGCCCAGGTCTCGGCCAGATCCGCGACCTGCCGGAAGTATTCGGCGATACCCGTGGTCAGGGTCTCGGGCATGTCGTTGGTGTAGGTGTCAGCCAACTCCTGCCAGATCGTGTCGCCGACCAGCGCATGCACCGCATCGAGAATGCGGCGATCTTTGGTCAGTTCGAGGATCTCGCCGAATTCCTGAATGTTGATGGAGTGGCTCGGATGGGTTGGTGACAGTTTGTGCTGCAGCGTGGTCGGGTTGCGGCCGGTGGTAGCGGCGATGGCAGCAGCGCCGCCCGGGTAATCGCGAGCGGCGTGGTACAACGCTAAATCGAGCGGCAGGATTTCCCGCTGCGCCCGTTCCAGAGAACTGAGAGCAATTCGGCTCATGGCATTAATCCTAAAAGTTGCCAGTGCCGCGCGACAGACGTTGGTGATACATTTGCCGCGTGGCTTGGTATGGCCCAAACGCCGGGAACCCTTGCAGGGGATAACCGGCACCGTGCTGGGGCGAACAATCCGTTGTTCACCCCTGGCGCAACAGCTGCCAGCTCTGTGGTAAGAACGGCAGCAACACCAAGGCTTCCGAGCCTTGGAAACGCGATGAAGGTCGACGGCATGTGGTGTGCTCGCCTTCCGACATCGCGACCCGACTGCATTGTGGTGATGCTGTCGGGAGAAACTGGGTGACCCTAGGGTCGCCTTTTTTCTATGCAGCGTTTTCTACTCTGTGATTAGCTGGTGCCTGCGTTCGCAAATATTGCCAATCAATGTCTGGCCTTAACGACTCACACGTCACACGACTGCAGCTATGCCGATCAATCGAAATGGATAAAGCTGCGTTCGCCCGACGATTGCCATAAGCGACCTGCTTTAATTGGCCGACTGAGGTATTACATCGAGAGGCAAAGGTCTTGAGCTGTGCGTCGTCTAGGATTTTTATGTATTCGAGAAGCGTCATTGCTAACCCCCTATTCAACACAAGATTAGCAACTGCTAATCCGGTCCGCAATAGCAAAACGTAATTTACATTTTGCTAACGGAGCACGGATGATTCCCTATATGAATATCTACGAAAAACGCCTCACGATTCTTAAAGCCTTGATTGGTGAAAACCAGCTCAAGGACTTTGCCGGAGCGCATGCCGATGTGGACGCTTCGTACATTTCTCAGATCCTGAACGGGCACCGGACATTGGGTGACAGAGCTGCCACGAACCTTGCTAAAAAACTCGCAATTCCTGCTGATTTGCTTACCACGGGAACCTACTCCGCCGAAGACCAGCATCAAATTACCGCCGCTTGGATTGCTCTTGGCCTCAAGCCCCCAGTCTTGCCCCACCCCGCTTTCTTCAATGCAACTATCAACGAAACCGCCCTTAGAACAGCTGAAGAGCGGGAAGCAAGCGAGCACCGGCGCCCAGCCCCAGTGCCCGTAGTCGGAAAGGCAATATTGGGTACTGACGGCTATTTCGACGCACTTGAATATCCCCCAGGTCATGCCGATGGGTACTTGGAAATTATCAGTTCCGATCCCGATGCATATGGCTTGAAAGTCGTGGGAAGCAGCATGCATCCACGCATCAAAAACGGGGAGTTTGTGCTCATTGAGCCAAATCATCGTTATCAAACTGGCGATGAAGTACTCGTGCGGACCACCGATGGTAGAGGAATGATGAAAGAGTTCATTTATCACCGGGACGGTCAACTCCGGTTCGACAGCATTAACGACAGCTACCCTCCTATCTTCCTGGAAGAAAAGCTCGTCGAAAAAATCCATTACGTAGGCGCTATCTTGAAGCCGTCAAAGTACTTGGAGATCTGAAATTTAGCATTTGCTATTGCGAAATGGATTAGCTGTTGCTAATTTGCACTCACTCTTTCACCACAGAGCGAGGCAAACTCATGCATACCAAAGCTACGATTCATCTGCATCCAACCATCGCTGATCCCTCCCGCATTTTCGAGGTTCGCCGTCTGGCCCGAGAAAGTGGCTGCGCTTTTATCAGCACCAAGACCTTCAAAAAACATCGCCCTCCTGCCAAGTGTTTCGACCCGAACGGCGGAGGGCACGCGGCATGACTAAGTACAAAATCGACAACCGCACCCTGCAGTTGCTCAACGCCCAGGTCAACCTGACCGAGACCTTCAACCACGTCCTGCGCACAGCACCGAAGCGTGAATGCCTGGCGTTTCGCCTCAAGGCTGAGCGCGGCGTAATGGAAAGCACTTTTGTCGTGGAGCTGGGCAACGAGCGCCACACGCTGACCCTGCAGAACGACAAGAAGATGCACCTTAAACTGGCCGACTTCATCGAAGAGATTGCCAACGGTCCGTTCGACGCGAGCAACTCCAGCGACCTGGTGCAGCGTCCGCATGCCGATCGTCAATACGGCCGTTTTGAAGTCCAGGACAAGCAGCGTGTGTTCGAACTGGTGCACACCGGCGGCGTGCTGAGCCTTGACATGGGTTTCGAACTTCCACTGCATCTGGCGCTGCATCGCACCCATTCGCGTCGCGGTGTCACCGCCATCTTGAGCATCGGCAACAAGAGCCCGCATACGCGTTGCTTCACCCTGTACGACCCCGATGTCGAGATCTACGCAAGGCTCATCGAGTCCATCAACCACCTCGCTGCAGCGGCCACCCCTGCTGCGCACGCGGCATGAGGGGGACGCCATGGAACGCACGCTCGCCCAAACAGCCGCTCAACTCGGCCTCACTCGCCCCAAACTGATCGCTCTCATGCGGGAAAAAGGTTTGCTCAAGGGAAACCTGCCGGCGCACCAGAAGCGCGACAAAGCGTACCTGCGGGTCAAGGACAGCCCCTGGTATGACGAGAAATACGGCCTGCAATACAGCCAGTCGACCCGGGTCAAGCAAGCCGGCATCCACTGGCTGGCCGACCAGTTGGACATTGATCTTCCTGCCATCCCGGTAGATCGCCGTGACGTGGCCTAGGGAGTACGCCCGCCAGATCGTTGCCATGCGCACACGCAAAGAGCGCAACGCCGCGCTCCTCGAAGTGCCCGAACATCTGCGCGAGCTGACCAGACGCCACTGCCTGAACGCCTGGAACCACCCAGCACGACAACAACGCAAGGAGGCTCGACAAGGCCATGAGTAACGCTGCACAGAATCCGCTTCGCCTACATCCGGCGCCCGAATCGGCCACGGTCGAGCTGCTGTATCGCATCTTCGGTGACGTCCTGATCCCTCTGGAAAAAGTCCGCGAGCAGTACTTTCGCAACCTCAACGAGCAGTCGTTCGTGACGGAGATCAACAGCGGGCGGATCCAGCTTCCGATCACCACGCTGGACACCAGCCGCAAGGCACTGAAGTACGCGCACATCCGCCACGTCGCCTCGCTGATCGACATCCGCGCCTACAAGGCTGATGAAGACATGCAGCGACAGCAGGACGGCCAACGCCATGCTGCCCCCACACCACTGACGGCTGTCACCACCAGCCAACGACCATCCCAGGAGCACACCACATGATGACCCCAATACAAATCGGTGCACTCGTCATTCTGATAGTTCTGGCCGCCCTGCTGCTTTGGGGCGGTTACATCATGGGCCGCAGTGATGGTCTGGAGACTGGCCTGCGCGAGGGTGAAGACATCCAGCGCGCCGCAAGCGCCAAAACCATCCGCGAGCTACGGGCCTCCCTGCAGTTCATCCGGTCCGATCACACGTGCTTGGCACAAACCTGCAAACGACTTGAAGCAGTTCCCCTCTTTGGCCCGGCCGAGAACCAGACGCTGGTCGCCATCGGCGAGCTGCTGCGGATCGCCGCCGAAACCTTTAGCGCCTTTCGTACTGGCAAGCAGCTCGAGCGTGATGCCCGATCTCTGCGCGAGCAGGCGCTTGCAATGGCGGCGCAGCTGCAACCAGGAATTCAGGGCAACTCAGTAGGACAACCACTCGGTACCGCCAACCAATTTACTGTGGAGGCTGCGTGATGGTTACTTCTGCCTCAGTCGCAATGGACGGAACGTCCGACCCCGGGTTCATAGGAAGAAGCGCCTTACTCACACAGACGGGAGGGTTAAAGAGATGACGAATAGCAGTTTGGAATCCATACCTCACCCTGACGTAGATAAGGTCTCTGAGGAAGTTATGGCCCATTTTTTAGGCATTTCGTCTAGGGCTCTTGCGACGCGCCGCGCAAGAAAACAAATTCCGGAAGGGGTCTGGAACAAGCAGGGACATCGAATTTTGTATAGCAAAAGAAGGTATGAGGAATGGCAAGAAGCACAATGGATTTGCCCAGTGGAGTGGAACTCTTCCGCAAATCCCTCAGGATTCGTTTTACTTGGAACGGGGTCCGCAGATGTGAAACGCTCCCCTACCCCGCGACGCAGAAAGGCATTAAAGCTGCATCCCAACTACGCGATCAAGTAAAGAGCCTGATCAAGCTCGGCCTCCTGGATGATACCAAGTACGCCGAGCTGTTCCCCGACTCGGCCGTTATGCTGAACAGCATTCCAACCTTTCACGAGTACGCCCAGCTTTGGCTTGATGGTCGAGTCATCACAACCGGCACGCGCAACAACTACAAAGGTGCACTGAATCTGTACTGGATTCCGCCGCTGGCACTGATCCGCATAGACCAAATCACCACCACACTCCTTCGCCGCATCATTGCGGCCACGGAGTGGACATCGCCAGGAGTTCGGCGTAACGCCCTAGTCAAACTATCGACGATTCTGGAAGCGGCAGTAGCTGAAGAGTTGATCAAGAAGAACCCCGCCGCGACGATAGACCGCCCCAAACGATCGCGAAAGGAGATCAGCCCGTTCTCCTTGGATGAAGCGAACCGCATCATCGCCCACCTGTACCAAACAACCCACTGGCCCAGCGGAATCTATGCCGCATTCTTTGAGTTCGCATTCTTCACCGGGCTTCGACTGTCGGAGGTCGCGGCGTTGCGCTGGGATGCTGTCGACCTGGTGAAACGCCAGGTACATGTCTGCCGCACCGTAGCGCTTGGCCTTGTCGAGGAGCGAACCAAGACCAACAAGGACCGCTTTGTTCTGCTGAATGAACGAGCGCTGCACGCGCTCAAGTTCGCCCGTCAGTACGCAGAGCGTCGTGCAAACGGCATCGGCAAGATCAAAACCACGCCCTACGTGTTCCCGCCTTCGAAGAACAGCGAGTACATCAAGCAAACGTCGGACCTGCACAAACAATGGAGGCCAGCACTGAAGGCTTTAGCTATGCCTCATCGGCCGCCGTACAACTGCCGTCATACTTATGCGACAATATGCTTAATGTCCAACATGAACCCCGCATTCATCGCTCAGCAGCTTGGCCACAGCGTCCAAATGTTGCTGACGACGTATGCGCGTTGGCTCAACTCAAGCTCAGACTGGGGGGAGCTGGAAAAGCTCCAGATTGGTATCAAATCGGTATCAGGTAAAAAAGACCAGCTCTAA